CGTGCTTCATTCTGTCGTCGTATGAAAGGTATGAAGTCTAAATTAACTTCTGCAGAAACTGCAAGAGATCCAGATAGCAACATTAACAAAGCACTTCGTCGTTGGAATTGTAACTAATAAGTAGGTTTTTATTATGTCTGATGTTTATCTTGGTAATCCGCTTCTAAAAAAAGCAAATACTCCAATTGAATTTACTCAAGAACAAATTCTTGAATTTGTTAAATGTAAAGATGATCCAGTTTACTTTGCAAATAATTATGTAAAGATTGTAACACTGGATCATGGTCTACAAACCTTTAAACCATATCATTTCCAAGAGAAATTAATCAATAACTTCCACAATCACAGATTTAATATCTGTAAGATGCCACGACAGACTGGTAAGTCTACTACTGTGGTTTCTTTCTTATTACATTATGCCGTATTTAATGATAACGTCAATATTGGTATTCTTGCAAACAAAGCAGCAACTGCAAGAGAGTTGTTAGATAGACTTCAAACTGCTTATGAGAACCTACCAAAATGGATGCAACAAGGTATCATCTCTTGGAACAAAGGTTCTCTTGAACTTGAGAATGGAAGTAAGATCTTGGCTGCTTCTACTTCTGCTTCTGCAGTTCGTGGTATGTCATTCAATATTCTGTTTTTGGACGAATTTGCGTTCGTTCCAAATCACATCGCAGATTCATTCTTTGCATCAGTTTATCCTACAATTACTTCGGGTAAACAGACTAAAGTTATAATTGTTTCTACACCGCACGGTATGAACCATTTCTACCGTATGTGGCATGATGCGGAGAAAGGTAAAAATGAATATGTATTTACTGACGTTCATTGGAGTGAAGTTCCTGGTAGAGATGAGGAATGGAAAAAACAAACAATTGCAAACACAAGTGAACAGCAGTTCAAAGTTGAATTTGAATGCGAATTCTTAGGATCGGTTGATACCCTCATTGCCCCAAGTAAACTTAGATCCCTCATATACGACCATCCAAAGACCAGCAGCGGCGGTCTAGACGTTCATGAGGACCCAGTAGAGAATCATGATTACTTAATGACTGTAGACGTTGCTAGAGGCGTTGGAAATGATTACTCGGCATTTACTGTTATCGACATTACAACATTTCCACATCAAATAGTTGCAAAGTATAGGAACAATGAAATTAAACCAATGCTTTTTCCCAGTATTATTGTAGATGTAGCAAAAAATTATAATAATGCTTATATCTTATGCGAAGTCAATGATGTTGGGGATCAGGTAGCATCAATTATTCATTATGACCTTGAATATAATAATCTTCTCATGTGTTCAATGAGAGGAAGAGCTGGTCAAATTGTTGGTCAAGGATTTTCTGGAAAGAAAACTCAACTTGGAGTTAAGATGTCCAAGACTGTTAAAAAAGTCGGATGCCTTAACCTCAAAACAATGATTGAAGAGAGTAAACTTCTTTTCAAAGATTATGAGATAATGAGTGAACTTACAACCTTTATTCAGAAACATAATTCTTTTGAAGCAGAAGAAGGTTGTAACGACGACTTAGCAATGTGCCTTGTAATTTATGCTTGGTTGGTCGCTCAAGACTACTTTAAGGAACTCACGGATCAAGATGTTAGAAAGCGTTTATATGAGGAGCAGAAAAATCAAATAGAACAGGATATGGCACCTTTTGGATTTGTTGCTGATGGATTTGATGATACAAGTTTTGTTGATAATGACGGAGATCGATGGTTCACTGACGAATATGGAGATCGTGCATATATGTGGGAGTATCTATCATAATGGATATAGATAAGCAAATAAAACTAGGACATTTGCTATTAACAGACAGAAAGTGCAGAACGTGTGGAGAAATGAAAAACTTGGTCGGAGAGTTTTATCGAACACGTAAAGATAGAGGTCCAGTTGCATCTTCATATTCATATGAGTGTAAAGAATGTGCCATAAAAAGAATAGTTAACTCCAGAAAAACCAATTCAAATTTTAGAGAAACCGAATATCCTGATTGGTAAATATTCACGTCGTGTTTCCTTCCACGTAAAGTAACTTTTTAATAAATAATTTTTAGTTAACTGAGATTTACGGAGAAAAACATGGCGACTCCTCAATTATCTCCAGGCGTACTCGTCAGAGAGGTTGATTTAACTGTAGGGAGAGCTGATAATGTATTAGATAACATTGGAGCAATTGCAGGTCCTTTTGCACTTGGTCCAGTTGATGAAGCGATTGATATTACTACAGAAAACGAATTAATTAAAGTATTTGGAAAACCACTTTCTAAAGATGCACAATATGAATATTGGATGAGTGCATCCTCATACCTTTCATATGGCGGTGTTCTTAAAGTAATAAGAACTGATGGATCAAATTTAGTAAACGCAAATGCTATTCGTAATTCCTCTGGAGCATCAATTGTAGGCGAACCATATTTGAAGATTAAAAATTATGATGATTACGAAGCAAATTATTCAGATGATATTGCCAACTATATTTTTGCAGCAAAAAATCCAGGATCATGGGCAAATGGTCTTAAAGTTTGTGTAATTGACGACAAAGCAGATCAGATCATTGGCATCAACACTACAAACCCAGGAGCAGTTGGAGCTCAGATTGGTTATGGTGTAACAGTTGCACTTGTTAATCAAGTGGTTCCTGGAGCTGGTGGTACAACTTCATTTAATGGTTATCTAAAAGGTGTTGTTACTGGAGTTAGAACAGATACAACAAACGGTAATAGTGAAGTTGATGTAAAAATTGTTTCACGAGTTTCGAATGCATACACTGAATATAATAAAAAATTAAATACCAATACTAGCGGAATTACAACTGCGGGAAGCACAGTTATTTACGTAAACTCAACACAAGGAGTTACAACTTCGGATGTACTCTCAATAACTGGTGTTACTACTTATGTGACAATTGCTAGTATTGGTACATCATCCGTAACTCTTTCTGCAGGCATTGCTGCTACTGTTACTACAAATACTGCTGTTAAATTTGAAACTCCTGTTTCAATTGCATCAACCGAAACAAAAATTACATATGCACCCAAAAACCAATCAAGATCTATCTTAGCAGGTAACAATGTTAAGTTTGTTAATAACAGTGGCATTCAAACTGGATCTGCTTCTGCAGGTTATGTTAAAGATTGGTATGATAATCAAATCTTACAACTAGATACAACTTCAATTTATTGGAGTTCTATTGCACCAAAACCAGGCACATCTTCTTATGCTGCACAAAGGAATGGTAGAAGTGACGAAATCCACGTTGTTCTTGTAGATGATACTGGAACTGTTACCGGAATTCAAGGAAATCTTCTTGAAAAGCATATTGGTCTTTCAAAGGCAAGCGATGCAATTTCTGCAGTCAATTCTCCACAAAAAATATGGTGGAAAAATTATCTTGCAGTTTATTCAAGTTATGTTTATGCTGGAGATAATCCATCGGATGATGTAATTGCATCAGAAGATGTAGTTCAAACAGGATTTTCTGATAACTTTAATCTCCTATCAACAACTGAAGGCCAGTGGAATGCTGATGCTCAAGACAAAACATATAGTGCTCTCGGAAATGTCACCTACACGTTAAGTGGGGGTACAGATTACACCAATAGTGGCGGAATGGCAGCAACTCTTGGTGATCTATTTACATCATATAATCTTTTCTCAAATAAAGATGAAATTGAAGTTGATTATTTGATCATGGGCCCTGGTTTAAGCAATAAGTTTGAGTCTCAAGCAAAAGCAAATCATCTAATTTCTATTGCAAATGGAAGAAAAGACTGTGTTGCAGTAATTTCACCACACCGCACAGATGTAGTTGACGTAACTAACTCTGATACTCAAACTGACAATATCCTAGAGTTCTTCTCACCACTTTCCTCTTCATCTTATGCTGTATTTGATAGTGGATATAAGTACACTTATGACAGATTTAATAATAAGTTCCGCTACATTCCTTGCAACCCAGACGTTGCAGGTCTGATGGTTAGAACCTCTATTGTTGCTTATCCTTGGTTCTCTCCTGCAGGTCAGCAGAGAGGCATCATAAACAATGCAATTAAACTTGCATACAATCCAAATAAAGCTCAAAGAGATCAACTGTATCCACAAAGAATTAACGCAATCGTTAATCAACCTGGAATTGGTATTCTTCTCTTTGGCGATAAGACTGCTCTTGGATACGCTTCGGCATTCGACAGAATTAACGTTCGTCGTCTCTTCCTCACCGTTGAACAAGCACTTCAGAGATCTGCTCAGGCACAACTCTTTGAACTCAACGATGAAATCACAAGAGCAAACTTTAGAAACATTGTTGAACCATACCTCCGCGATGTTCAAGCAAAGCGTGGTCTATATGGATTCCTGGTAGTCTGTGATGCATCAAATAACACTCCAGATGTTATTGATAATAATGAATTTAGAGCAGACATCTTCCTGAAGCCTGCGAAGTCCATTAACTACGTAACTCTTACTTTTGTTGCTACCAGAACGGGAGTAAGTTTTGATGAAGTTGCTGGTACTGTTTGATTTTAAATAACACCATCAAAGGAGGAACTAAAAAATGGCACACTCAATTCAGGACTTCAAATCAGCACTCATTGGGGGCGGTGCCCGCCCCAATCTATTTGAGGTAACAATTCCATCACCACCAAATGCAGTAACTCTTACAGAGAATTTTCCTATTCTATGTAAAGCAGCTGCATTACCTGCATCAAACATCGCATCAATCGATGTTCCTTTTAGAGGAAGAATTTTTAAGGTTGCTGGAGACAGAACCTTTGATACTTGGACCGTTACTATCATCAACGACCAAGACTTTCTCATCAGAGATGCAATGGAAGCGTGGATGCAGTCAATTGGACAGTATGCTGATGGAAGTGGTTTTACCAACCCATCTGACTATATGTGCAATGCTTTCGTGAAGCAGTTTAAGAGAGGAAAGAGTAATGTAGGAAAGAATACTCCTACTGGATCAGGACTTGAAGTTGCCGCAACTTATAAGTTCTACGATATCTTCCCAACCAATATCGCTGCTATTGATCTATCTTATGATAGTTCAGATACTATTGAAGAGTTCACCGTTGAATTCCAAGTTCAATACTGGACACCTTCAACTGAAGAAGCATAATAAATAGACAAAAGAACGAAGTTAAAAAAATAAATTATGGCGAAACTTTTTGGTTTTTCGATTGAAGATAACGAACCATTATCTCCTGGTGTTGTTTCCCCCGTTCCCCCCAATAAGGAGGACGGGGTTGACCATTACCTGAGTAGTGGTTTTTTTGGTTCGTATGTAGATATTGAAGGAGTATATAGAACTGAGTTTGATCTCATTAAAAGATATCGTGAAATGGCACTTCACCCAGAGTGTGATAGTGCCATTGAAGATATTGTAAATGAAGCAATTGTATCAGATACCAATGATAGTCCTGTTCAGATTGATTTAGATAATCTGAATGCAAGTGATGGTATTAAGAAAAAAATCAGACAAGAGTTTAAGTATATCTTAGAACTTCTAGATTTTGATAAAAAATCTCATGAAATTTATAGGAATTGGTATGTTGACGGAAGACTTTACTATCATAAAGTTGTAGACCTCAAGAATCCAGAAGCAGGGATACAAGAACTGAGATACATTGACGCAATGAAAATGCGTTATGTTCGTCAAGCAATTAAAAAGGAAGATAACAAATATAGAATTTCAAATAGGAACATTGATAATCCAATGGATTATGATTTTCCAGAAATTGAAGAATATTTTATCTATGATCCGAAGATGACCTATCCAACAGGAACTCCAGCTCCTGGAACATTGGGTGGATCAAATGCTGGAATCAGAATGACTAAAGATTCGGTCACTTATTGCACATCTGGTCTTGTAGATAGAAATAAAGGATCAACTCTTTCATATCTACATAAAGCAATTAAATCACTCAATCAACTTCGTATGATTGAGGACTCTTTGGTCATCTATCGTCTTTCTCGTGCTCCTGAAAGAAGAATTTTCTACATTGATGTGGGCAATCTTCCAAAGGTAAAGGCAGAACAATATCTCAGAGATGTGATGATGAGATATCGTAATAAGCAAGTTTATGATGCAAGTACTGGAGAAATTCGCGATGATAAGAAATTTATGGCAATGCTTGAGGATTTCTGGCTTCCTAGAAGAGAAGGTGGTAGAGGAACTGAAATCTCTACACTTCCTGGTGGTCAGAACCTTGGCGAAATTACCGATATTGAATACTTCAAGAAGAAACTTTATCGTTCACTGAATGTTCCACCATCAAGAATGGATGGAGAAGGTGGATTTAATCTCGGTCGTTCATCAGAAATTCTTCGTGATGAAGTTAAGTTTAGTAAATTTGTTGCTCGTTTGAGGAAGAGATTTTCATATATGTTCAGTGATATGCTGAGAACTCAACTTATTCTCAAAAATATCATTACTCCAGAAGACTGGAATAAAATGGATGAGCATATTCAATATGACTTTCTGTATGATAATCACTTTGCAGAACTTAAAGATGCAGAATTGCTCAATGAGAGACTGAATATGGTTCAGGTTGCAGAACCTTATGTTGGAAAGTATTTTTCCCAAGATTATATTAGAAGAAAAGTTCTTCGCCAAACTGATGTTGAAATTTTGGAACAAAATGCTCTTATCAAAAAAGAAATTGAAGAAGGTTTAATTCCAGATCCAAATCAACCAGTTGATCCACAAACAGGGTTACCACTCGATCAAACTGCACAAATGGATCTTGGACAACCAGTAATGGAACCAGATCTAAGATCTCAAGAAAAAGCAACAGAAATAGATTCTAAAGTAATGAAAATGCCCAAGGGCGGAGAGATATAAATAAAAACGATTATTAATTGGAATTTTAACAATGGATGATTTACTGGATATGATTGCTGCTGACGAATCACCTTCGCAGATTAGTGATAAGATTAAAGATCTTTTATTTGCAAAAGCAGCAGAAAAAGTTGACGATTTCCGTCCTGCTGTAGCAAATGCAATGTTCAATAGCAAAACAGAAGAGGAAGAATGAAATCCTTTAAGCAGTTCATCTCAGAATCTGTAAATATTTCTGGAGATTTTAACGGAAATCTTTACATCAATTCTTCTCAACCAGAGCAACAGTCGGTTGGTGAAGGATATGTTGCAGATGTACTGTGGAATGGAAGTCTTTATCGGATGGAATTAGTTAGTAAGACTGGAATTCCATCCAAACAGTCTTTAGGTGAAGAATTGCAAGCAGAATATCCAGGTGCAATTGTTCATCAGATTTATCCAATTGCAGAAAAGAACTGCAATATCAAAAAGGCAAGTAGATACCACCCATCAAAATTAGAATGGATTGATTGATAAATGGCTCAGTGGAATAAATCTACACAAGATTATTTAAATCAAGAAAGAACACTTCATGAAGTTTATCTTCGTGCCGATGAGTATGGAAATATTTTAAATGAAGGTGCTTGCTCCAAGTCTGCATTTGGAGAAAATCTTGCTATCCCATTGACACCAAAAGTTCAAGGTGATGCAGTTTATGGATTAAATCCAAGAGAGTTTGAAACATATACATTCAGTGCTACTGGAATTGCTACAGATAGTAATTCCAGATTTGTTGTAGGTGCTGGATCAAGTGCAAATTCTTACGGAGTTATTAGAAGCACAAACTTTCTTAGATATCGTCCAGGACAAGGTGCAGTTGCCAGATTTACTGCATCATTTTCCAATAATCCTGTAGGATTTACTCAAAGAGTAGGATTATTCAATCAGGAAAATGCAATTCAAATAGGATATGCACACACAAATGGAAAGTTTGGTGTTCTTCGTGCTAATGGCGGCAAAGCACATATTCATGGATTTGACTTCACTACTTTAGCAGATGGAAATGTAACTGTTACTTTAAACAGCACAACATTCACTGCAGTAACTTTGAATTCGGGGACACTTGCTGGTAATTTATCTCAACTGGCACAAGGATTAAGAGGACAAGCACTTTTTAATACACTATATCTTGTAGAGTATGATCAGAGTAGACTAAGATTTTTAGCATCATCTCTTGGAAATCAGACTGGAACATTCAATATTACCAGCACTAATACTATTTCATTCACAAACTCTCATCTGCAACTGGGAGCAACACAAACAGAAAAATGGACATTTCAGGAAGATTTTAATCTAGATAAACTTGATGGAACTGGTACATCTGGAGTTACCGTAGATCCATCAAAGTTAAATGTATATCAAATCAACTTTCGTTGGTTAGGTGTTGGTGAAATTAGATATGCTATGGAGAACCCTCGTAATGGGGACATGTTCTTTTTCCACCACGAACATTACTCAAATAGAAACGAAACTCCACACTTAGATAATCCATCAATGAAGGTTGGATATGTAGCAGCAAATTTAAATAATGGTGTTGGAGTTGTTACTTGTAGAGGTGCATCTTTCCTTGGTGCAATTGAAGGAATAGTTGAAAGAACTCGTCTTCCATTTTCAGTAACAGCAACCAGAACAGATGCTATGAATTCTCCTGGTTCTTTATATCATTTAGTGTCACTTAAAAATAAACTGATCTATCAAAATAAAATTAATACAAGAGATCTTATTATTTCAAGACTTACTGGATCAGTCAATACTACCGGCAATCCAGCAGTTGTTAGTTTATATTACAATCCAATACTTACAAATTATCTGAGATGGACAACACAAACAGACTTTAATGCGTCTCTATATGCAACACAGGATACTACTGGATTGTTTACATTAGCAGCACAATCTACACCTGCCATTGCTGCTTTCCATGTATCTAATGGAGACACAATTGATGTTAATTTAATTGATATGGGTATTCATATTCCACCAAACAGTTTTTTGACGGCAGTAATTACTTCCACTAGCAACATTACTGCTGCCAGTGCTTCGTTCGTTTATGTAGAAGATTAATTAAATAATAAATAACTAAAAGTGTACTATAAAAATAATGGCTCATAGACCAGTTGGGGCGGGTTCCTC